TGCATGGGTCAAAGCCATGTGCCTTACCGCTTGGCTACAGCCCAATCTCAATATGGTCTGTCCCATCGTCAACCGTCTTATTCCGATTTGTCAGTAGTCTGTCCTACGCCAACCGTCTTTCCGATTTGTCAATATTAAAACGCAACTGCGTTGGTACTACCGATGGGACTCGAACCCATACTGAGCGGATTTTAAGTCCGCTTCCTCTGCCATTGGGATACGGTAGCGTGTATTTGTTTGTATCTTGCGAAGTTCATGTTTTTATTATATCAGAATATTATTTCTTTGCAAGATACAAGTTGCACAAACTTTCACATTATTTTTTACAATGTTTTGGTAGATTTGACGAACCACCAACCAAAGTGTAATTTTGCCCTCGTTGCTCTTGCGAAGATATTATACTACTATTATGATAGTTTCCACAATTGGCAAGTTGACCAAACTTTCCAATGTTTATCTGCATTTGTTTGTGCATATTTCTGTACTTCTGTATCTTCTGATGATACACTATTTATATAATAAGGAGAAAGGATGATGAACATGACCGATAGCCCCGGTACAAGAATCAAATATTTACGACAATTAACTGGATTATCACAAGAAGAACTTGGAAAGAGGGTGGGAGTTCAGCGGGCGGCTATTAACAAATACGAGAAAGGCACGGTTACCAACATACCAATCCACACAATAGAAAAGATAGCCGCCGTGTTTGATGTATCGCCAACATATATAGTAGGTTGGAATGGTGATAAAGAAAATCCGCTATCAGCCGAGGTTAAGATCATTCAAGGCGTTAACCAGTTCTTTGGCTACGAAGCAGTCGAACTATTGGAAATATACACAACACTTGACAGCACAGGCCGTAAACGGCTAATCCAATACGCATACGATGTGAACCAAATATATTCCAATGCGGGGTGCAAGGTCGAGATAGATATTGAAGTGTAAGATAAACTTTACTTTATATATTCTTTTATATAGTGTCATCGATATTCTTACAGTATCAGAATATCGATGACCCTTATAAGTAAATAAATATAATAGCAAGTTTGCAATGTTTGAAAGGTTTATACAAAAATGTATGAATATTCACTCTGTATTTGTGCAATTTGCACAATAAACACAAGAAAAATGCGAGTCATCAGTTCCAAGAATATCAGAACATCGTAACTGGGGGAGAACAACATGAGAAACGAAAACGGCTTTGGAAGCATCGTTTGTTTGGACAGAACAGGAAAAAAGCGTAGAAAACCTTGGGCGGTGAGAATCACAACAGGCTGGAAAGATGGTAAGCAACAGCGTAAATACCTTGGTTATTACAAGACACAGCAAGAGGCGTTAATAGCCCTCGCTGATTACCACAAGAGCGGTGTTAACTTGGATATGTCCAATATGACTCTCGCTGAGATTTACGAGATATTTATGGAGCGTGTTAAGAAAAAGAACCTCTCTCGTGGCGTTATGAACACTCACAACATGGCTTATAAACGACTTGGTAGCATGGGTAATAAGCAAATGAAAGACATTAAGAAAGCGCACTTGCAATCTTGGTTGGATGATATCGACTTAAAGCCGGGTAGCAAGAAGCAGTTACGCAGCTCGATGGTTCAAGTTTTCGACTATGCGTTTTCCAATGACATCGTTAACAAGAACTACGCCAAGGGATTGGAAATCCAAGAGAAAGTTGAAAAGACTGGTGCTATCTTCACCAACGAGCAAGTTAAGACACTTTGGGAGCATAAAGAGAACCAAACAGTACAGTATATTCTGATTCTGATCTATACTGGCTTACGGATAAGCGAATTGTTGGAAATACACAAAGATAATATCCACTTAGACGAGGGTTACATGGTTGGTGGTATGAAAACCAAAGCGGGTACTAATCGGATTATCCCAATCCATGATGCAATTAAACCGTTCATCGAAGCATCACTTAAAGAAGGTAATTACATCACAAACAGTAACCACGGTGGAGCATTAACTTACAGCGGCGTCAAAGCGAAGTTTGAAAAAGTAATGGAGCGTTTTGGTTGGAGTCATACTCTCCACGATACTCGTAAAACAGGAGTAAGTATTATGCACAGCGCTAACATTCCGATGGAAACCATTCGTATAATTGTTGGTCACTCTGGTAAAGGAGTAACAGAGCAAGTCTATTTATCCAAAGAACCTTGGGAGTTGGTAGAGGCCATAAATACAATTAAAATCCCCTGTTAACTTGTAGTCTTTTAGTAACCTTTTTGTAGGCTATATAGACCGATTTAAACATATAGAAACGAAAAAAAGACCCGCCACCATTGAGGTGACGGGTCTAAAATATATGGTGTAGTTTTTACTACAAAATCTGAACTTTGTCGAGTTACAAGGCTTTTCAGACTATTTGTAGCCTGTGTGAAACCTTTTTTACGCTTAATTATACTTTCGTAGTATAAGATAATTTAATCCAACCAGCGCCAGATTTAAGTTTACCCCAACCGTCCTTTTCATCCACGATTGTGTAAATCTGACCCTTCTTAACTGTGGTATTGACCTTATAACTTGTGCCAGCACCCGCTCGAACATTCAATGTGCTTGCGGTGATCTTAACTAAATAAGATTTGGATTGGGTAATAGTAGTACCACTACCACCGTCAAGTTTATTCCAAAACTCGGTTAACCACAACTTATTCTTTGCGGGAGTACCAGACCAATAGGCGGGACAGATTTTGCCAGTCACATCAAAGTGACGGATAACTCTCTCCTTCGGCACATTGTACTTTTTCATTAAGTGGCGAGTCAACTCCAACGCATTATCTATGGTGGCTTGGGTGGGATAAACCACTCCGTTCTTAACATCGTCACATAATTCGATGGAAATACTGTTACTGTTTGTACACTTTCCATAGAACTTACCACCGCCTGTTTGGGCGCAACTCGCATACTTATTACCTCCAACCGAATAAGCAACCACATTATCCTTAACAGATTGGGTAATAGAATCGCTGTCCACGAAGTAATGAGCAGAGGCTTTCACGACATAATCTCGGAAATACTTGCCGTTGTTAGTATCGGTATCGCCGTCATTACTGGTATAGTGGATTACGATATACTTAATCGTACTTAACGAGCGAGTTTTACCAAAGTTTTTTGCGTTTGCAATAATGGTCTTAATGGCGCTTAAAACGCTCATTCAGCATCACTTCCAGTATTCTCAATCGCTTCTTGAACCTTCTGACTCTGAGTGCCGAAATAAAAGGCGATAATCACGGCATAGATAGTCATAAAGTCTTGGCTGATCTGACCAGTAACGGACATATAAGCAAACACGCCTGTCAGAACCAGAGTAACAATGCTCTTAACAGACAGTAAGTTACCAAGTCGCTTCAAAATCTTATCCATAGATATCCTCTCCTTCTTCGTTAATGTCATTTTGTAAACTAACTTTCTCACCGACAAATACCTTTGCGACCTTAATGATTGCTAATGCAAGAGTTTCCACACCACCCGCACCCAACACATATTGGATAAGCGTGTCTGGCGTAGAACCTTTAACCCAAAAGGTAATAATCATGGTGATAATAAAGGCCAATAGAAAAACCCCCAACACGATAAGAACCGTGTTGGAGGTCTTGAGTTTCTTACGCTTACTCATGGTTTTTAATCTCGTCAATTTGGTGTTCAACGAGTTCCATGTGCTTTTCCAATTCGTAAGTGCGCTCGATAACATTGTTGTGCTTATTGACTTTGGCTTCCAATTGGTCAATTCGGTAAGTGATTAACGCCGTGGTTTTCTGATTACCAATCCAAGACACTAATATATTACCGACCAAAGCCAATACCGCAACAATTACGGCTTCGGACATGGTAAACCCTCCTAACGAGTTTATCACTCAGTATAAACTTTCCAGTTTTGAGCGTACTCTGCGGGTGTGTAAACATTGTTATCGGCTTGGCAGACATACACCAGACCGTCAGTCCACAGAATACACTCGTCCTTCATATACACACCGCTCGTACCGTAAGGAGCAACGAACGGCTTGGCCTTTGCGGGATTCTTGGTGTGCGCTAAACCCCATAAGGCTCGTAAAGTAGAGGGTCTACCCTCGTAGTTAGCGGCATTGTAAGGTTGTAACAGTAACCAAACTTGTCCCTCGTCAACCACAGGAGAGTTAACAGGCCAATTGGTGTAATCCTTAGAAGGGTCAAAGTTAGGAGCGGAAATCTCTCTGTCTATGATCTCAGTCTGAGTCAGACTACCAGCCGCAGATTCATTCCGCAGTTCCAGAGCATCGTAAGCGCCCTTCTCCCTCATTTTTTCCAGAGACTCAATTTTATTCATCATAAACTGTTAACCCCCTCTGTGTAGGCTTGGTTTAATTCTTCCTCAGTGATAGCGTTAGCGTATTGGGCTTGCAGAGATTCAATCTCGGTAGGCTTACCCATCTTAACAGCGATAGTTCCATTACGATTGTCAGTAATGCTACCAGCGATAGAATACTCGCTATTGTCGTATTCCTCTTGAACAGTAGAGCCATCTTCCTGTTCAATGTCCATGATGATAGACCATGCCAAACCATTTATGAACAGGGTAAGGGCTTCGTCATAGGTCATTTCAAGAGTAATAGTCTTGCTTTCACGATTATTCCATTCACGATCTTCGACCTTGCCGTTAATCGTAGCGGGATAAAGGGCTTCGTTGATTTTTAAATATGTCATAGGTTTACCTCCTTATGTTGTGGTGACGGTAATTCTGCCGTAGCTGCTCTGCTTGTTCAGCACAATTGAAATGGTTGCTGTGCCGTCCGGTACTGTCCAGTCGTATGTTTTTCTTAGCGTGTTTGGTGCTTTTACGACTTGAACTCCGTTGATTCTAACTTCACCGTAATTGGTCGAATTATAGCCATGTACAGAGAAGGTAATCACGTCTCCGGGTTCGACCGTAACACTTGCAGGCGCTATATACTGCGTGCCATGGATAGTTGCACAGGTAACAGTATTAGCGCCTTTGCCCGTAATCGTCACCGGAATACCAAAACTGATATCATACCCTGTCCCACCGACAAGCGTTCTTCCCTTGCTGATTTTATAACCAGTGCCATTTACAAGGGTTCTACCACCACTTACTTTGTAGGCTGTGCCGCCTATAAGCGTGCCATGTGCCATAAGTCAGCACCCCCCTTTACTTGTAAGTCCAGAAGATTTCGCCATCAACGGTAGGCGTGGTATCAGCGGACACCAGTTTGGTGTTACGCAAAAGGCCAGTGCCATAATGCTGTCCGCTTGCGTTTGCGGCTACATAGCCAGAGAACGTACCAGCGGTAATATCGGCAGGCGTAGGCTTGTGCAGGGTCGTGAGAACGCTGTACCATGCGCTCCAAGTCGTTCCGCTGGAAAAATACCGACAGAAAGTTTTACCGTCAGTCAAGCGTGTCTGCCGCTGTAACACCCAATCGTCAGTATAAGGTATAACTTCAAGCACGCAGATTTCGTTAAAGGCGGCGTTGGTCATGTTCGTGTAGCCAAAGTAATAACCGGGCGTTTTCAGGGTGTTGAAGTCTTTGTTGGAGCAATCGCTCAAGCCCATGTGCGTAGCCCAAGAAGCCCACTCCGCAGAGCCAACTTTCACCTCATCCAAACTCGTCTTTCCTGTACCGCCCTTTTCCACGGGCAGAATACCAGTTACATTAGATAAGTCAGCTTTTGCTGCACCAATCCCCTCTGGTGTAACAGTTGATTGGTTATCTTTCAGAGCCTTTAATTCCGTATCAATAGTGTCCCAGTTAGGATTCATCACCGTAATATCGGGTGGTGCATCCGTTAAAGCTGGTTTCACTAAATTATAATTAGTAGTAGTTGTACTCATGTAGTCCCTCCTTACTCAACAGTAATAGTGATAGTGTAATTAGAGCCAACATTCACCGGGTTAGGCGTAATATTAACAGACGCAATCACAGGGGAGGAAGTGTCCAGAGTGATAGTTCTGGTAATAGTAGTTACCTTGCCAGCTAAGTCAGTGGCAGTGACAACGATAGCGTTAGAACCGTTAGACAGCGTGATACCCTTACTGAAAGTACCATTAGATACAGTAACACTACCAACATCAGTACCGTTAAGGGTAATAGTGATCTTAGGTGTACCACTTGTAGAGTCAGACACAGTACCAGTAACATTCAGAGCGGAACTAGAAGTATAAGTGCCGCTGGAAGAAGGATTGGTAACGCTCAGAGTAGGCGCAACAGTATCAGTAGTGAAGCTGACGCTCTTAGTAGTAGCGGCATTACCATCATTATCGCTAACGCTAACACTAACCGTGTGACTACCATCCGATAAGGCAGTTGGAGGAATAAGTGTGACCTCGTAACCGTTAGTAATAGCGTTGACTGTGACACCAGAACTTGTATTGGTGTAAGTTTTGCTATCAACCTTAACGGACAAGGTAGAAATAGCAATGCCAGAACCGTTGGACTCGTCTATAAGTTTGAACTTTATAGTCGGTGTAGCAGTTGCTAAATATTGTCCAGAAGTAGGCGCAGAAATAGTTATGGTAGGAGCGCTAATTTCCTTAACCTTTAATCTTAAGGACGAACCTAACTTAGAGTCGTTATCGTCCACAGTCGTAGAAGTACCAGCGGAGTTGGTAGCTACAACAGTAACAGGATAATAATGTCCAGAGTTTACATTATAAGAAGTAACATTTGGCGCAGCCAAAGTTGCACTATAAGTACCGTCACCGTTATCAGTTAAGGTAGTCGTAGTGCCATTTATTGTGACTTTAACAGAGTCAATAGGCATTTATTGACCTCCTAAGTGTTAATGATAATTTTGTACTGCTTTCCAGTTTGTGAGTGTCGTTTTGACTTCATTCCAATCTTGGAAATCCGTCTTAATTGTCTTCCAACTCACATCCTCCGCAGTTATCGTAATAGTAAAAGTTGCTCCAACTGTAACGACATTAGGACTAATTGTTACAGCTTTCACAGATATAGCCATTGTATATCCCCCTTACGGCGCAACATACAACTTGATAGTTTCCCAATCATCTTGAGCAGCAACAGCTTCCCAACTTGCAAAGTTATCTCTGATCTCGCCCCAAGTGGCGTAATTACGAGTTACAGATAAACCAAGATGCGCCGGGACTTTTGGGGTAATTGCCTTAACGACATTATCAAACTTGAACTGTTTATTGCCAACAGGCGGCAAAATCTTAATGTATAAGACGCTATCTTTTACATAAGAAGTAGCTACACCACCATTGGTAAATGCGCCAACAATGGCGTTTATCAGTGCCGTATTTAGCTTGCCGTTACCACGGATTTCAGCAATTACCTTTTCTCGTCTATCCTCTATGGTATCGTCAGAGCCGGGCGCAAGACCAAGCATATTCTCCCACTCGTAAATACGGGCTTCGCCCATAGTGGTTAAATATGCGTTGCTGACAATCAACTCTACGTCACTGTTGGCAAAGTCAATTTCAAAGCCCTCACTTAAAGTAATAGCTTGAAACTCCGTAATGCACTTAACCACCCAAGGATAATACTCAAGCATCCTATTTCCGCTCTCAGTAGTTCCTTCACGAACTAACAGAGTCAAGGCTTTTAACAGTTCCTCGTCAGTAGTGTCCAGAGTAATTTCTTGCCCTTGGTCGGTGGTAAGTGTGACTGTTGCTAAGTAATCACCAGCGAGTAATGGCGCTCTGTTAGTTACCTTCCAGTCGCCATCTTCGCTCTTTACTAAGTTATAAGTTTTACCGTCAACTGTAACTTGTACATACTTCATTAAGCGCTCACCGTCCAGTTAACATTACCGAGAATAGGGATTTCTTCACTACCAAGCGAAATATCAGCCGTTCCACCGTTTATAAGTAAGTTGCTAATGGAATCAACACCAGTAGCGCCAAGGATTATAGCGCCGACTGTCATGTAAGCAACGGAACTCTTTTCATAAGACATTTCAGAGAAATACTTCTCCAAAGCTTCGCTAATCGGAGTCAGATCAGTGTAGCCAGACTTCATGGTAACAGTTGCGCTAATATCAATAGGGATTTCAGTAGCAGTAGTAACCGTAACAAAAGCGCCAATAGGAGCAACGCCATCACCCATACCAGTAACACCGGGGTCTAAATATTCTTGGAACTCGCTAACCAAAGCATCGGAAGCCTTTCTGTTGGAAGTGCTTAAAATGGACACCTTAACTGTATTAGCACCGTTCCACAGGGAGAAAATCTTGCTGTTGCCAATGCCATCATATTCAGAACACCACCGCTTGTACTGGCCTACATTACCATCACTCGCAGTATTCTTGACATACTCAAAATACGATGTGCGAATGTCCTCGTCAGAAGTCTCATTCTCACCTTCAATCAGACATTCGGTAACTTCCGAAAAAGTTAAACCTTCGGGAGAGTCGGTAATTGGAGTAAGCGTACCAGTTACATTGTTAGCACCACTGCCAGTGCTTTCGCACAGCATCTTGTACTCGTACCGACCATTAGCGTTTGTACCAATGAGTTCGGTAACAGTATAGTTAAACAAATCGCAGTTCCAACGAGAGCCTATGGGAACTTCCACAGCAAACTCACCTTTGAAAGTGCCAGCGCTTGCATCAAATACCGAAACATCCATACCCATCTGTTCACATCCACGGAGAATGTATTCACGAGTAGCAGTTTCAACAAAACTCTCTTTAATGGCGTTGTCGATTTCCGTGTAAAGAATTGCTAATTCCAGTGCGGCGGGAGCAAGTGCGTTAAATAAAATAGACCCCTCTCTTATATCGAGATTGGGGTACTTATCTGTGACTCTAGTTATCATTCTTTGTAGAATGTTTTCATAAGTCATATCTTCAAAAGCCAATTAAACATTCACCTCCAACTCGGTAGGAATGTCACCAACAGTGGATATTACCGTAAAAGTGGTATGCAGCTTGGACTTATTGATTTCAAACTCGAAATCCTTACAACCAGTGATTCTATCGTCTTGAGTGAGTGCTTCCGTAATTCTTCTCGGTAACTCAGACATAACATAAGGCATCGGCTGTCCAAATAAATCTACAAGTTCAACACCGTAATCCCAAGAATAGATAATGAACTGGTATCGCTCAGTACCTAAAATTAAGTAAATGGCTTGTTTCACAGCGTCAAGATCATCGGTATATCCGTTAATTCTGTTGTCTAATTCATCAATAGTTTGTTCGGGGTCAACCCGAATCTCTATTTTGTACGTTCTCGTTGGGTATTCCACCTCAACGATTTCATTCATTAAAACATCAATGCTAGGAATCATAATCAATCATCCTTTGGAAGTCGGTCTAAAATGTAATAAAATTGACCACCTTGTTTACGCATGAGAGCAACCTTATCGCCAACCTTTAATGCGCCATGCACAAAGATTTTCTTTCGGTCAAACGCTATGCCGTGGTTGTGGCTTGAGAAAGCAGCTTCACCACTACCACCGCTCCTATTTTTGGTGTCCCATCCGTAAGAATCCTTAACCGTGACTTCGATCTCGTAATCTGTCAAGTGTTCTGGAACAATCAGTATACTTTCTGGAAGAATGAACTGATTGGTTACTTGAACCTTGAGAGGGCTTATGGAAATTACAGTTCCAAATCGTAAATCCGCTGGCTTGTTACTTTCGTTAGCATCAATAGCGGCTCGTTTCATAACATCAATTAAGCCAGTAGCCATTAGCCCTCCCACGCTCCTTCCAGAGTTAAGTCCATGGTGTAGTGGTCGTTCTCAAAATTATGAGTAACTTTTTCGACCAACATATAGTTATTAGTAACGATATCGCCAAGGTTCAGCTTTACAGGAATCAGCGTTCCACCTCTAACACTAGTATCACCGAACGCACCAGTTATCTTTAATTCTCTGGTTTTCTTACAATACAGTTTTAGCAAAGCGTTAGCCTTATTTTGTGCGATAGCTTTATTCTTGACTTCTTCAAAGTATCGTAAAGTACCCCACTGACTAATCTTGCTAGAATTAGATGCGCTGTAAACCTTAATCTTGTTATCGTCCTCTTTGTAGTAAAGGACGATGCTGTTATAGGTTTCATCGTCAATACTGGAACTATAATCAAAGTTCTCAGCAGTTGTATCGCAGATCAGAGTATTGGAAATCATGTTGGCACAGTTCTTCAATGTAAGTTTTCCAAAATCATCGTAAAGAACGTACATATTACCAGTGTTGAGCAAGGTGTCTTCCAACACGCCCAACGCTATATCAAGCGCAGCTTTATTTTCCTCTGCGACAGCGGGAATAACGTAACCAGTGTTATCCATAGCGCCTGTATACAAATTAAAGTCTTTGCACAAGGCACTTATAATTTGGGTAGCAGTCTTATTCTCAAAGACATAAGTATACTTGTTCTTAAGATAGCGAATCTGGTCGTAGCAAGTAACTTCAATTCTACGCTCTCGGTCTCGCTTCTTAGTAAATACATAACCCATGAACACTGGTTTATTATCATAGTAGAAACAAACTGGGTCGCCCTCGCTGAAACCCATGTCGGTGTTTGCACCGCTACCAATTTTAACGGTGGTAAATGTGAGTTTTCCGGGAGAACCAGTTCGTTCCCATTCTATTTTCACTCCATCCTCCACAGGAGGGGAGAAAACCCTACCGTTGTGTTGGATAGTCAATAACATTTTAGCCATCCAAACACCTCACTTTGCTGGGATTGTAAGTTTAAGACCCGGCCATATCCAGTGACCATTGGAAGAAGATTTCTTACCATGCTTCTTCGCATCCGCTTCAATGGCAGACTTGTTGGCGTTATAGATTTTCGTCCAACTTGCACCTTTACCGTAGAACTTCTTAGAGATATTCCACAGGCAATCGCCAGACTTAACCACATACACCTTGGACGAAGAAGCCTTATTACTGGTACTACGAGCCTTTTTAGAAGTAGAAGTTGTAGTAGACTTAGTAGCCTTGGCTTTTATAGTCGTAACGCCGTACTCTTTATATTGCTTCAACTTGAAGCTGATAAGAACATCGTCACCTTCGTCTGCGCTCTCGCCTACCTCAAAATCTTCCAAAGCCATGAGTAAGTTCGTGTCCCAAGTTCTCTTACCGTTAGGGGTACTTCTAGCCACTATAAACCTAAAAGACTTCTTTTCTTCTTTCAGTTCAGTGAACTTATCCATATAAGACTGGAAGTTAGAAGCGTGTCTGGAATACGGATATTTCCGCATTGGGAATCGGGCTTCAAACTCTACCTCAATCAAAGAGGGAGATTTCAAAATATTGATATCTCCCTCGTTAATCAGAGTCACAACTTTATTGTTAGACCCAACCTTAATATTCAGTTCTCCGGGGGTAATTGGAAATGTTAACACATCCGAACCGTCCGAAAAATAAAAATTATATCCATAGGGATTAGACATATTAACACCTCCTTATTGGTAAACGCCGTTTGCAACAGCATCCATTTCCTCGTACAGCTTATCAGCCAGTCTAGTGGCGATACCGTCAAGATCATCCATGCCGTTGATGTTATTGTAGTTACTCATATCAACTTGGATAGTTGCAGTAGTGAACTCTTTCTTCCACTCGCTTTCGGCTAACTTCCGCAGATACTCTAAATCTTCATCGGCTAAGTCCATAGAATCAGCAATAGAGCCAGTATCGCCCTTAATGCCCTTGAGAGCCTTGCTTGGGTCATACCCGCCACCAACACCATACGCCGGGTCAGTAGCATTAGGTAAATAACTGCCAGAACCAGCACCGAAAGTTCCAAACTTAGAACTGCCTAAACCAAAGTTGTTGCCAAGACCACTAACTTTGTTTTTGATATTGTCGCCAAAAGCGCCAATAGAGTTCTTCCATGCAGTACCTTTCGAGAAACCAGCGTCCCAAGCGTTTCCAACAGACATTCGTTTAAACGTTGGTGCTTCCACAGAATGTGTTACAGCACTTTCTGTTTTGCCCCAACTTTTAACGGACGCTTGCCAACCGCTTATTTTGCCAGTAAGGTTTGTGCCAGCTACGGCATCTATCGCAGAAGTTATGATTTTCAGACCGCCAAGTACGATGCTCACTAATTGACCAATGGCGTTTGCAGCCGCTCCTAAGATTCCATTGAAACCACCGCTAAATGCGTTAACAAACCACTCAATGATTCCCGCCATCGGGTCAACGAAAATGGAGTACACAGCTTGTATCAGTCCATTGAGAACTCCAACGCCAATGTTATAGATAATCGCACCAGCCGCATAAATAGCGCCCATCACATAGTCTAAATACTGAATTATGATAGCTGCGAGAGCGATAATTAAGCCGATAACAATTAAGACCATGTTGCCAGTGATTAAACCAATAATCATAATCGCCGCAGCAACGATAGCCAACGCTCCAACCACGAACTCACAACCAGAAGCAGCGGTATTCGCCCACCAAACAAGAGCGGCTACCATAGCACCTATGGTCATAATTATTAACAGCATCTGCCAATGTTCAGCAATCCACAAAGCAATTCTAACCAGTGCGCCAGCGATTGCCGTTGCGGTGTAAATCGCTAACCATACAGTTAATGCCGTTAAGACACCGATAACTATATACTTGAGCCAGTTCCAATTATCAGCGCACCAAGTAAAGAACGTTCCTAAGAGATTCATTACCCACAGTACGCCGTTGGCAATTATGACGAATACTTGCCCAATACCTTGGAGCATGGATTTACCAACGCTACTATTCAAGGCATCGTTAAGCATACTCAACACAGGCTCAAACGCTTTAACCGCCATGTTTTTGATATTGTCCCAAGCTTGAGCGAAAGTCATATCCGTGTTAGCAAAAGCTTTGTCAATGCTCTCACCCATTCCCATGACAGCGGCAACTACAATATCGGAGGTAATCATACCTTC